CTACAAAGGTAACCTCGAGGCTCGTGGCGATGCTGTCGGCTCACCTTATAACGGTTTGGATATGACATCTAAAGTACTTACCACTGGTAAGCTGGTGTCTAATTCTTATCTGGCCAACGAAACTGAAGAAGATGCAATTCTGCCTATTCTTCCTCTGATTCGTGACGCAATGGTTCGTTCACACGCACGCGCTATCGAGCATTCACTGCTTCTTGGTGCTTCTGCTGGTAACGATCTTATTAGCTCACCTTATAACGGTCTGGTTGCTGTTTCAGAAGCAAATGCTGGTACTGACGTACTGACTGCTGCCGGTACAGCAGCTTCTCCAGTTGATCTTACCGTTGCTAACCCTGCGGATGAACTTCTGCGTATGCGTCAATCAATGGGCAAGTATGGTCGTCGTCCTGGAGATGTAATGTACATTGTATCTCTTGATTACTACTACCAGTTGCTGCAAGATGCAGACTTCCAGAACATCAACGAAGTTGGTGATCAGCGTGCAACTAAGATTACTGGTGAAATCGGAAACGTATTCGGTAGCCCAGTAGTTGTATGCGATGAGTTCCCAGGAGCTGCAGCTGGTGAGCCTTGTGCCGTTGCTGTTAATCCTATGAACTTCGTTGTTCCAGTCCTTCGCGGTGTTACCATCGAGCAGGATTACGAAGTCGCTAATCAGCGTCGTGTACTTGTAGCTTCACAGCGTCGTGGTTTTGATAATATGTTCTCAACCGCTGGACAAGCTATTACTTTGAAGTATGCTTCTTAAGTAGCATATTGAGGACGGGGGAGCTTCTGGCTCCCCCAGCCTTTAAGGGTTTTTGATGGCCGATTTACTCACATTAGATGATTATAAGCTCCTAGAGGGTATTAATTCTTCTGACCGCGATGAGAAATATGAGTATTTACTTACGAGTGTAAGTAAGCTTATTAGGACTTACTGTGGCACAGAGTTTGATGCCTATACGCAGTTGCCTGGAAAAACCGAAACTTTTGATATACAATGGGATACTCACTTAGTTCAGCTAGAAGAGTGTCCTGTTATTAATATATTGAATGTATATGAAAGAGCTAGTCAGACAGAAGATTATGAAGAGCTGTTTCGAGATGGTACAAATAATAAATATGAGTGGTACTATGATAATATTACCGACTCTATTATTAGAACTGAAGAAAGCGGGTCATATAAATACTGGCCTCGCGGAGTTCAGTCTGTAAAAATTACTTATACAGCAGGTTACACTTCAATTCCAGAAGATTTGAGACTTGCTGTAGCAGATTTGGTTACTTATTATCATAATAATGAGCATAAAATCAATCAAGCGATCGGTTCTAGTTCGAGAGAAGGTCAGGCAAGTACGTCAATTCGTAATAATCCTGGGTTTCCCGATCATATTAAACGAGTTTTAGACTTGTATAGAGGCATTTAATGTCAACTGAGTTTCTATACAAACTTTTAGACGAACAGATAAAAGGGTTTGATAGACTCAATGAAGAAGCTAGAAAAGAACTAGCTACACATACTCATAAGCTCAATATATCTCAGGGAAGCTTACAAAGAGAAATTCTGTCACAAATCCCTAATCGTGGAGAATTATCTACAGAGGGACAAAGAAAGCTAGAAGCACTGGCAAAAGAGTATGCAAAAAAGATAGCTCAGAAGGTTTATTCTCAATACAATAAACCTTTTTATGACGAATGGACTAAAGTAACCGGAAATTTAGCAAACTTTAGTGTAGTAATGGAAGGCAAGGCTTCTGGAGGAAGAGTTGGAAACGTTTTTAGAAGTTTTCAGAAGTCAATAAAAGCACCAAAAAATGAACTAGTAAATAAGATAAATGTAGTTCTAAAAAATGAAGAAAAACAAGAAATAGATAAAGGAAATTTTTTAGACTTAGGGCATAAAGGGGCCACCGCAGTAGCTAATTTTAGAGGCAATGAGACTAAGTTTAGAATATCTGAAAAAATACGCGAAGAAGGTATTTCAGAAAAAGAATTATCAGACTTAGGCTTTACTATGAAACTTACTAAAAAGGATAGTAAGCAAAAGACAGAATTTGAAGTTGGCTTTGAAGGAGCTAATAGAAATAGATCAGAGGGTGCGACAAAGCTAAAGAAAAGAGCAAATAGAACTAAGGCTCAGCTTGAAAAATTAGTAAAAGCTATAAATACAAAGAAAAACTGGGCTGAAAGAAAAGGTTCTGATAGTAGAAAAACTATAGAAGAAAAGAAAATTATTGCTTCTTTTGAGGATAATATAAAAGAAGGAAAAAATTTAAAAAAACTTACAAAAAACAATACAAAGCCTAAGTATTCTAACAAGACTGTTAAGAAAACAAGAAAGAAAAAGACAAAGAAAGGAATAGCAAAAAGAGGTTCAATAGGAGTTATAACCCCTAAAGTTGCTAAAACTCAAGCGGCACAGTCTGCTGTGTCCTTGTTAGCTTTACTGAATCAAAAAATAACACAAACTGTTGCGGGAAATATGAACTATCCTGCACTTAGATATAGAACAGGAAGATTTGCTCGTTCAGTAAAAATAACAGACATTGCTCTTACAGCAAGAGGCTATCCAAGCATAGGGTATACTTATATGAAAAGACCCTATCAAACTTTCGAACCTGGATATAGACAGGGCAGTAAGGACAGAGATCCTCGAAGACTTATTGATAATTCTATAAGAGAGATAGCAGCAAATTTATTAATAGGAAGATTTTATACTAGGAGAGTATAATGGCGGATAGAGACTATACTTCAAGGCGGATGGCAATTGTGACCGCACTTGAGAATAAGTTTAAAGACATAAATGGAAATACGCCATTCAGAACAAACTTAAATAATAATATACTCCCCAGACTTATATTTTGGGATGAGGTAACAGATTTTCCTGCACTTCATGTAAGTGCGGGAGCAGAGACTCGACAGTACCAGGGTGGAGGATATAAAGACAGATTTCTCAGCTTAACCATAAGAGTTTATGTGAACGAAGAGGGCGCTGTCTTTGCATTAGAAAAACTTTTTGAAGACGTAGAAACTGTAATTGAGAATAATTCTCGATTAGAGTATGTAGATCAAGATGGAGTTACTCAATGTACGCATCATATCAGTATTATTAGTATTGACTCTGATGAAGGAGCACTTGACCCTCTTGGTGTTGGCGAGATAATCTGCGAAGTTCGATACTAACCTTATAGGTTAAGATAACAGAGTAATCTGTTTTGGAGAAAGAATATGGCATTACAATTTACCAGAAATGCGAAAGTCTATCTCATTGAGTCTACCGGCGGGGATGCTTGGCAGATTAATGTACTAGATGGATTCAGCTTTTCTCAGAATGTAAACGCTACTGAAATTACGGTGAACGAAGCAGGGGCGACCTCTCGTCGCGCTCGTTTGCTATTTAACGACAGCTTGGCACCAGTAGAATGGAGTTTTAGCACTTACGCAAGACCTTTTAATTTCGTAAGCCCTAGCCCGGATCAAGTTCGTTGCCCTGAAGAAGCTCTTTGGGCAATGGCATTTGGTGCTGATGGTTTTACAGCAGCCAGCGGTGTATTTGATAATAATACAAGCGCAGTAAACGCTGTAAGCGCTACAGAAAATACTTTTAATCTGTCACAATCAAACCTTTCATCTCTTCCAGAAAACTGGGAAGTTATTGTAGCGTTTGAGGACGGTTCAAATACTCAGTATTATAAGATTGATAAGGCAGTTGTAAATTCACTGACTATTGACTTCGATATCGAAGGTATTTGTACTATTCAGTGGTCAGGTTTTGGTAGTGCGCTTACAGATCTCGGTACTACTCTTGCAGGCGCTGATGCTACTAATGTTGCAGCAGCATTGACAAACGGACTTGATGAAAGCTGTGCTATCATTCGTAACCGTATCTCTACTGTAAGCCTGGTGCGTACTGACGTATCCCCAGATGACACTTATAATATTGTACTTACTGGCGGTTCATTTACTATTGAAAATAATATCACTTACCTCACTCCGGAGGAACTTGGTGTAGTAAATCAGCCTTGTGTAAATATTACAGGTGCACGAACAATTACAGGTAACCTTACTTGCTACCTGGATAATGACCAATCTGCTTCAAAGTCTGGCGAACTCTTTGCCGACCTCGTAGCAGATACTACAACCGTACGAAACGTATTCGATATGGCTATCAACATCGGTGGAGAAACCGCTTCTACACCACGATTAGTTCTCGACATGCCTACTGCTCATCTTGAAGTACCAGCAATCAATGTTGAAGATCTGATCACTCTTGATGTTGCCTTCCATGGCCAAGTTTCTAACGGTGATGTTGACCTGACTGACGAAGCAACAATTATTTATAAGGCGTAAGACCTTGTAAAAAATATTACTTGACTTTTTGGTAGTAGTTAGGTATAATTTAAAAAATCGGGGGAGATCTTCTCCCCCGTTTTCTCTTGCTAGTTTATTCGGATTATTGTCCTGAAGAAACAGAGGAGAAATCCTTCCGTGCATAACTTTGGGATTAAATGCACTAAAATTAATATGGAGATTACATGAAACTTGATGACTTAATGGTGGATAGTAAATCCGCTTGGGTTGAGTATCCCGATTGTCCGGGATTTGAGGTCGAGGTAGCAAATCTTTCTAGAAAAGAACTATTAAAGTTAAAGAAAGAATGTACTACTCATAAAATGGGCCGTAGCACTCGTCAAATGGAAGAGATTCTGGACGAGCAAAAATTTGTAAAAGCATTTACAAAGGCAATCATAAAAAATTGGAAAGGTTTAACTCTTGGGTATTTAGAGACTCTTATTCTCATTGATGTAGGAGACAATCCTTTAGATACTGAACTACCTTTTGACTTAGAAAATGCGGAGCGTCTAGTTGAGAATTCTGCCGAATTTGATCAGTGGATCAATGAGGTAGCATTTGATCTAGACACGTTTCGGACAAGAGCAGACTGAACTACTTTGGAAGCGTCTAGATGACTGGCTAGAGGCTGAAGATAGTAAAATAACTAAAAGTAAGTATTTAGCTATGCAGGAGCAGCTTGGTAGAGAGCCTGATCCTGCTAAATGCCCTCCAGGGGACGATGATTTTCCAGAAATTGTAGCGATAGCTATAAATATATTTCATATGCTCGGAAATAGAGTATACCCAGAAATAGGCTACATGGGAAAAGATTATACAAATTTACCAATTTATTTAGATCTTTACGATGTAGATAATACTGAACTTGTTCTTCAGATATTATCAAGACTTGATGCTCATACTATAACTAAATCTCAAGAGAGAATACAGAGAGAGCACAAGAAAATGAAGAGAAAAACTAGTGGCTAAAAGTGACGTCCTCCTAACCATTGTAGCGGAAGGCAAAAACATAAAGATTGTGCAAGGTCAAGTTGAGAAACTTGCAAAATCTACAACTAAAGCAGGAAAAACTTCAGAAAATCTTGGGAAATCCGCAGGAACTGCGGATAGAAACCTAAAAGGAGCTGCTAAGGCTTCTGCTAATGCTACTAAAAACTTTTCTAAGATGTCTCAGGGCATTGGAGGCACTCTTGTACCCGCATATGCCACTCTCGCAGCAAACGTATTCGCCGTTAGTGCCGCTTTTAACTTCTTTAGAAGGCAAGCAGATTTAGCTATATTAGAAAAGAGCCAGTTAAGCTTTGCTCAAAGCACTGGCATAGCTATGAAAACTGTTGCGAGAGATGTTCAGTTAGCTAGTGGCTCGATGTTGACATTCAGACAAGCCTCAGAAGCAGCAGCTATTGGATTAGCGAAAGGATTTAGTCCTGATCAATTAAACGAGTTAGCAGAGGGAGCAAGAAAAGTATCTTCTGCACTTGGTAGAGACTTTGAAGACTCTTTTAATAGACTGTTAAGAGGTGTTTCAAAAGCCGAACCAGAACTCTTGGACGAACTAGGTATCACTCTAAGGCTCAAGAATGCCACTGAGCAGTATTCAGCAGCTCTAGGTAAGAACGTAGACCAACTCACAGAATTTGAAAGAAGCCAAGCCGTATTATTAGAAGTACAAAGACAACTCAACCAGCAGTTTGGTTCTCAAGAACTGCAATCTAATCCTTTTATCAAGCTATCGGTAACTTTCGATAAGCTCGTAAAAGACATCTCCCAAAAGTTTTTACCCATAGTATCTTCTCTAGCTGAAGTTCTTAATAGATCTGCGGGTGCTGCTATTGCTGCTTTCGGTCTTTTTGGCTTATCAATATTAAAAGCAATTGTTCCTTTTGGTAAATTTAATGAAAAAATTGATGAATGGTCAGCGGGCCAAAGAGAAGCGTATGATGATGCAAAGAATAGAGTAGAAAGCTATAAGAAAAAAATTAGTGAAGCAACATTAAGTGTAGAGCAACTAGTTAAAAGAGAGGATGAAAGAAGAAAGAAAATAGCTGGCGGCATTGTTGATAGAGGTTCGGAGTCTCCTATACTTAAAAGAATTAAGGATGGAGAAAAATTGCGTGCATCTGATGAAGCTAATTTACGAAAAGCATTTAAGTCAGCAGAGCGTCAATATGAAGAAAATGGAAAAATTACTACAGGTATTTTTAAAGGACAAGCTATAAGAAGAGTTAAACTGTTAAAAGAGTCATTGGAAAAGAAAAACAATCTTACAATCTCTTGGAGGCAGAAAACTGCTAACCAGTTCAAGCTTGTAGGATTAGGCTTTCAAAAATTTACTGCGGGTATAAAATTACGTTGGTCTCAAACAATGACTGGGCTTGCTAAAACGGCATCTGTTGCTGGAGCGGCTATAAATAAAGCAGTAAGCATCATTGGCTTCATAGGAACTATTACCCTTCTTGTAGAAGCTTTTAAGCAACTTCAGGCAAATGCATTTAACTTTTTAACAGCTATTGTCAAAGGGATAGAAGCAATAGTAAATAAAACTCTAAGTCTTATAAGAGTTCCCTTAGCTTCTCTCTTAAGAGGACTCGGAGATATACAAAAAGTAATAGGAGAGTTTGCTGATTATGTTGCCCAAACATTTATAAGTTTAGCCCAAAAAGTACTCATAGCACTTAACTCTAGCGGTTTATTTGACCTAAACGAAACCCTTATAGAATTAGAACAGGCCAAAATAGGCTTTGATTTAGACAATAATCTTCAAAATAGTCTACAAAATTTAGGTGACGCACTGTTTGAAAATACGGAGTATGCAATTGACCTTCAGAGTGCTTTAGAGGGAGATGGACTATTAGGTACTTTTGCCAATTGGACAATGGTTCTTCAAAGTAATACACAAGCCACGTTAGCTGCGGAAGAAGCAAATAAACAATTCGCAGACTCTTTATCCACAGTAAAAGAAGACTTGGAAGCAATCCAAGGAGGCTTTAGTTTTGAAGATACTGGTGTAGAGAGAACACTTAGAGAGCTTCAAGCCTATCAGTCCTTACCTCTAGCAAGACTATTAGAAGATGCAGTAAAGCTCGGAAAAACTAGCGATGTCTTAGAGTTATTAGGAAATACTAGTCTCCCCCTTGTATCGAGAGCTTTAGAAGAAGCCGGGGACGACGTAGGATCACTAATACAAAAACTTCAAGAACTACAAGAAACGTCTTCAGAAGCTATTAGTTTTAATGCTAGTTTGGATAACTCTATAGTAGCATTAAAAGAAGCACTCTTGAGCCCAGATCTATTTAATTTAGCAACGGCTTTAGAGAATGCGGATGTTGCTGCTCAAGCAGTTGTTAGAACATTTGGAGAACTAGAAGGCCAAGAAAATGCTTTTGAAAAATTAAATGAAGCCGTACAAGGCGGAGACTTTGTAGCTCTTAAGAACAGAATTGATGGATTAATAGAGTCTCAACAAAAACTAGCTCTTTCTAGAATCGCTCTTCAAGAGGCTACAGATAAATCTGTGATGGCGGGAACCCTTCTATCTCAAGAAATTAATAGACAGATTCAAGCTGAAAGCGCATTGCTAGACGTAAGACAAAAGCAATTAGAGATAGAAAACTTATTGATTGCGATAGAAGAAGCAAAATTAAATCCTGCCTTAGAAGCTCAGAAAAAGTTAGAACTAGAGCGGGCAAGAGCGGAACTAACAAGACTAGAAAATCTTCAGAGGCAAAAAGAAGAACAAATTAGTGATCTTGGTAGATTGACTGCAACATTTAGAGATAATTTTCAAACTGGAATAGCTTCTGCCTTTGACTCTGTTATTCAAGGAACCATGAGCGTAAAAGATGCTTTTGCAAATATGGCGACAAATATATTGAAGTCACTTTCTAAAGTTATTGCTGAGATGCTTACAATTCGCATTCTTCAAGCAGCGATCTCAGGTCTACCGACTTCTGCGTCTACTAGTAATGCTATTTTAGACCAATCACAAAACTTTAATACAGCCCTGCTACCTGCACCTGCACCACCATCAGTTAGAATGGGAGGTGTAGTAAGTAACGGTAAAACTGTACCAAGCTATTCTTCCGGCGGTGTTGCTTCAGGAAGCACTTCGGGCTATCCAGCCATTTTACATGGTACGGAAGCCGTCGTCCCGCTCCCTAACGGAAGGTCTATTCCTGTAGAAATGATGGGAGGCTCAAGTCAACAGAATAATGTTACAGTAAATGTAGCTATTGATAATCAAGGTAATGCTACTACCGATACTTCCCAGCAGGGGCCAAATATTGGAAACATTATTGCACAAGCAGTACAAAAAGAACTTCAGAATCAAAAGAGAGCAGGCGGAATACTTAGTCCGTATGGAGTAGCATAATGGCGATCGGATTTACAACTTCAGCACCATATGGAAGCAGGGATATAAAACCAGACCGTTCTTTAGCTAAAAGAAGTAATCCCAAAGTTCTTACTGCTCGTTTTGGCGATGGATATGAACAAAGAGCGATTGATGGCATAAATAGCGTAGCTGAGACTTTCAACATATCCTTCGTCAATCGGCCATCCGCCGAAGCGGATGATATAGTAGGCTACTTCGAGTCTCTCGGTGGCGCAACCTCCTTTAATTATACAATTAGTGATACGAATGAGTCACCTCCCGAAAGAACGCTCAAAGTAGTATGCGAGACCTGGAATATGGTCTATACTCAGAACGACTGCCATACAGTTACAGCAACCTTTAGAAGAGTTTACGAAGCATGACAGATTTAATAGATGTAGTTCAACTTCATGAGATAGGTGGAATACTATACTTCTATGAAATTGAACTCTCAGGAGGAACCATATATCTGCACCCAGGAGTCGACGAGACTCTTGCAGATCTTGTGTTTGATGGAAATACTTACTCAGCATTTCCAATTGAAGTTACTGGCCTTGAGATAAATGCTGACGGAGCTATCAACCGCCCCGAGATGACTGTAGCGAATGTACTTTCTACTTGGTCAGATTCTCTTGGCGGGCTTCAAAACAAAGACCTTATTGGTACAAAAGTTACTGTTCGTAGCACTCTTGAGCAGCATCTCTCTACAAGCCCAACTGTCGAGTTTCCCAAAAAGATTTACTATATAGACAGAATCTCAGCAGAAACCGCTGTCTCCGTATCTTTTGAACTCGCTGCACCCTTTGATGTTACAGGTATCACAATTCCAGGTAGAACTGTAGTTGGAAAATACTGCTCTTGGGTATATCAGGGATACGATAGGTCAGATGTCGGTGGATGTACCTGGAGAGTAAACAGCCAGATTAATATAGACGGTACCGATTATAAAGCATATTTTACAGATGGGGATGTGCCAATTATTCCTTCTGGTGATACACTCACAATTCCTTACGAAACTTACACAGTATATTCCGCAGCTACAGCTTATGCTGTAGACGACTATGTAGAATATGATAACACTGTATGGAAGTGTGTACGCGCAGGAACAGGAAATACTCCAGACCCAGACTCTCGCTTTTGGGTTCGTGGAGATGTCTGCGGTAAGAAACTTTCTTCTTGTAAAGCAAGATTTCAGTTTCGACCAGACATAAATGGAAATGCCGATGTAGATGGCGGCGCACAAAGACATATGACAACCGAACCCTTGCCTTTTGGAGCATTCCCAGGCAGCAGGAAGTTTAGATGATCGAAGAGATACAGGAGCACTTTGACAAGTGGTATCCAAAAGAAGCGTGTGGCATAATTGGAATAGTAAAAGGAAAGAAAGAGTGGTTTCCTTGTGACAATCTTGCCGAAGACTACGAAGACTTCATACTTGACCCAAAGCAGTATAATGAAATTAGAAAAAGAGCTGACATATTCGCTATTGTTCATAACCATCCTGGCGGATCTTCTGATCCTAGTAGCAATGATATCAAACATTGTAACATACTAGGAATACCATACTGGATATTTTCTTATCCTGGTATGGACTTAAATATTGTGGAGCCTGAAGAGGTACTGAATCCTCTTATAGGCAGAGAGTATGAGTTCGGTGTCACAGACTGCCTAGAGGCAGCAAGAGATTACTACAAGCATTACTTTAATATAGATTTGAGAGAACGTGCCCCATATCTCGATGATTGGTGGGAAAAAGGGCACAATTATTTTACAGACGAGCATATAGCTGAGTGGGGCTTTAGAAAAGTAGAAGATGACCCACAGCCACAAGACTTACTAATTTTTACAATGGGAGCAGATGTTCCTAATCACTGCGGAGTTTTTATTGGTGATGATGTGATGTTTCATCATGCAGTAAATCGACTATCTTGCAGAGAAAGTTTATACCCTTTATGGATAAAGTACTTAACCGGAATTTACAGATATGAACCGTAAAATATTTTTAGACGGACACTTAGGCAAAGAGATTACTCCAGTACTGGACTTCTGTGGCGATAGCGTTGCAGAAGCGTTCCGTTGTATTCAGGCAAACTATCCTGATTTTAGAAAATATTTAATTGAAGCTCATGAACAAGATATAGGATTCTCTGTAGAGATACAGGGACGAATGCTTGAAGACCCTCGTGAATGTCTGTTGCCTTTTCGAGAAGGTGATATTATCATTACTCCTGTCATCGGAGGTTCAAAGTCTGGTGGGGCAAAGATTCTTACCGCAGTAGCAATTGCAGCTCTATTAGTAGTGTCTGCAGGAGGCTCGGGTGCATTAAACGCCTTTTTCTTCAACACTACGGCCGCTGGAGCCCAGACACTAAGTACCTATGGTCTAGTAGCCGCAGGTATTGCGACTAACTTAGCATTAACTGGTATTCAGCAGCTTATGGCCCCTGACCCCTCTGTGGACTCAGACCCAGAAGAAAGCTACCTTTTTAATGGTGGACAAAGAAACGTTTCCGAAGGTGACCCAGTACCTGTTCTTTACGGCGAACTTCGCGTACCTGGAATGCCTGTCTCTCTCAATATTGATCAAGACGATTATAAGTCTGGTTCTGACATAGCGGCTGTTAATGCTTGGGTAGATGCAGAGGGAAATATAACTGACGCAGCCGAAAACGAGGCATACGATGCAAATGTTCCGTCTAGTGATTCTTCGGGTGGGTTAGAGAATATTAATGATCCTGGACAGGGCGTCGATATTGACTCCGCTTCTGAATTTAATAATGTAAAATCAAATGCTCAGTATATTACAGCAGTCGACATTATTTCAGAGGGGCCAATTTACGGACTTGTAAACGGCACTTCGTCTGTATATTTTGATGATAAGCCATTAGCAGATGCTTCTGATAGTCCTGTGTATGCAAGTGCAACTTCAGCAGACTTTACTTTTAATGGAACCACTACAGTAACTTCAGCAAATGTTCCTTCCAATTTAGATTTTGGTGACTTCACAGAAAAAAGATACCTTACAGCGGTAGGCGGCGAAACAGGCACTACTAGCAGTGTAGCAATAACATCCGGCTGGCCAAATAAAAGCAGGCTTACAGTAAACACTGTAACATCTATATTTGATACTAGCTATACAATAGGATCGGGAGACTCTGTAGCAGGTAGAGGAGAATCTTACACAATAGTAAGTCTTATTGATTCTGAAGGACAGGTCGTAGCTTCCGGACCTATTGAATCTAGAACGAGTGCTTCCTCTGTTATAATAGCTACAGAAGGATTTATAAATAGAATAACCGATTTTACTGCGACCTATTCTGTAAGAGTTGATGTTGCTCATGAAGTTGCAAGTTATTCAACCGGAACATTTACACTCGCTTCTGCTTCCACTCTCACAGGTACTTTTAAAGGAAATATTTCTGGAAACTCTATAGATTCTGGTACTACTGCTACGAGCAAGTATAAAAATACAACTCCTCAATTTCGAACAGGAACTTTGGGACAAGCCCCAATTATTTCAAAAGATAGTTCCCTTTCCAGTGCTGCTGCTGTAACTACTTCTGTTAGTAATGCAATTGTGGGGCCAGGTGACACAGGAACTCAAGTATATGAATATGCTGGAAGCGATTTTTACTCTGGAGGAACTGTTGATAAGTATACTCAGACAGACTTAGTAAAAATTCTTTTTAATTATCCTGCACTTTATAATAGATCTGATAAAGGAGCGACTCTACCTGGACAAGCTTTTTACAAGATAGAGGTTGCACTTGCTACTGATGCGGCAGGTTCTTCTTTCGGAGCATATCAGCCCTATAATTTGGAGGTTTTTCACGGAGGAACACACACTTCTCCAATTAGCTTTTTAGAGACTATAGACCTTAATAAATTTGGTACGTTTACAAACTTTAAGGTTCGTGTTACAAGAGAATCAAATATTGATGCAGCAGCAAACTATGGCACGAACGGCCCCGATGTAGACGGCCATGAAGGAACCAGTGCTGCAACAATTACTCAACTCACAGCAGTGATTTCAGAGCCACTTACTTGGCCTTACACAGCATACGCACACACACGATTTTCTACAAGAGATTTCTCGAATAATCCAAAAAGAACTTATCTCTGCCGAGGTATGAAGGTACTTGTTCCAGATACTTACACAACTCGAGAAAAGTCCTCCACAGGAGTCGCATCATACTCAGGAACATGGTCGGGTGCTTTCAAATCCGAGAAAGAATATACAAATAATCCAGCGTGGGTTTTCTACGACATGGTGGTTAATAATCGCTACGGTCTAGGAAATTGGATTCAAGAGACTGATATTGATAAGTTCGCTCTGTATCGAATTGCAAAATACTGCGATGAATTAGTGCCTGACGGCAATGGAGGTCAAGAGCCTCGATTTACTTCAAATGTATATTTGACTAAGGCTACCGATGCTTACAAAGTTCTCAAAGATCTGGCGACGATTTTTAGAGGTATGCTCTATTGGCTTGATGGACAGATT